CCGCAGTCGGACAAGACGGAAGCTAACTGGCTACGATTTCTTAATTTGTACAAGAATCTTATATGGTCAGTGTTAGTCCTTAACAATGGTGTGTTAGTACAAAAACCCTCTGGCAATCCTTCTGGATCTGCGAACACTGTTGTTGATAATACCCTAATCAATTTCTTTTCTTTTGCTTATTGTTGGTTCTTGAGTGCACCCACTAAATATAGAACCTATAACAAATTCGTAAAGCATGTTGAAGCTGCTTTGTACGGAGATGATAACACTTTTTGTGTGTCAAATAAAGCAAAAGATTTCTTCACTTTGTCATCTATCACGAATAATATGAAGAAACTTGGACTAACTATAAATTTTGAAAGTGACGAATATGGGACTATTGATGATGTTTCATTTTTACAATCTGATTTTAACACTTTCATTTTGCATATTTGTGTCTACCATTTACGACCCGACAAGGTTTATGAATCATTGAAATGGACTGAATATCCTAATGATCCTTCAATGTCATTAATCCGAGCAATCGGTGTCTATAATGTGATATGGTCTGATATGAAAACAAGAGCATTTGTTAAAGGATACATTCTTTGGCTCTTACACAAGTATGATACTCTATATAGTAGCGTTAAAGAGTGGCGCGAAGGTAAAGCTAGTTTCAAATCTGATTTCGAAATGCTTTCGTTTTATACTGGTTTGGAGTGTAAAGACCAAAAAGACGCTTCAAACTCAAATTATGACCACTTGGATCCTAGTTCACTTAGACAGATTCCTCAAGGAAGAAAAAGAAAAGGAAGGACTACGACAACGACTAAAACAACTTCGCAGAGAGCGCGTAAAAGGCGTAATCCGGCACGCAGTGTGGTACGCCAGGAGACTACAACGACGCGAAGAGCGAAGACTCAAAAGAAGAAGAAAAATAATAGGAATACACGAGTGGGAGCGTCCAATGCACGGATCTCAATGCAAACTGCTCCCCTTAATGTTGGCACTAAGGTTAAGATGAATAAGAAACACGAACCTACCATTGTT